GTAATATCTGGTGTATGGTATTTACTACAATCAGGTCTCTTTTCTAACAAAATCTCACAATTTCCTTGACTATACCAACTATTCTCTAAAATCTTCCAAGGTTTAGGGTGATAGTTCGTATAAAGCATACCCTTAGTCATATCATCAGCCGGATCAAAGTAACTCCAAGTAAGCTCATTACAGGGATTACAGTGCGTCGGGTCTTGAACATAAGCCGCTGACTGCCCGTAAGGTGTTGCAATCATAAATTGACCTTTAGGTTTTAAAATTCTCCACGCCTCATCCATAAATTTGATAAAGATTCCACCATGAGGGTCAATGTGTTCAACTAATTGGGAGGCTATTAAAAGGTCTGCACAGTTATCTGGGAATGGCCAAGGAAACCTCTCAAGGTCCCAAACAACATCCACCCCGGGCTGTTTGACAATATCTACGTTGATAAAGCCGGTAATTAGATTCCCACTAGAACCCAAATTTATATTAATGTGCGATTTCAGTTTTAGTAATAATTTTACTTTTTGTTTCTCGGTCATATTTGTTACTGATGAGCCTTCGAGTAAACGTTGCCGTAAATCTCGAAAGCTCGTCGGTGGCAACGTTTGTTTAAATTAAGCCGTATTGAATCTTAGTTGATAAGTTACGTTTACTGACTGATTCGTCTGCAACTGACTTGTGGCGTAAGTATTCCCACAAAGAATTGATCCTGCCGTAACCGCTGTTGTCGCAAACACTCCGACGTTCTGTATTGTCCTGTTTGCTGTAATGATGCTGGAAGCGAGTGTTCCAACCATATTCAAAGTCTTAGACGATACAACAGTAGGAGTCATTGTAAATCTACAGTTAGTAACATCTGACAATTCACTCTCAAGAGATGTTGCGGTTGCTCCTGGTGCTGTTCCCAATCCTAATGCAAATGCCGCAACTATGGACGAGCCAGAAAGTCCACCCATATTCTCAATTATATAGTGCTGGAATCCTAAATTAGTTACAAGGTTTTTGCACCAGCCAGAATCACCGACCACCTTTGCCTCACCATCGTTGTGATCAATGATATTTAAACGAAAAAATCCTGCTACTTTTAATGCGTCTGCTTGTTTTCTTGCCATTATTTATCACCCCCTCTCATAGTGCTTCAGAATAGGTCCCATAAGTTAATGTCAACCTATCTGTCCAAGCTAAGGAGTAAGAAGAATATGTGGGGTTATTTAGCTTCGTACCAAATCTTCTTGATATTCCTGATGTATTGTCTATCTTTTGAATAATCCAATCCCCTTCCGCATCTTCCATTCCAAGATAAGTAACATCTCCTGCCTCAACCTTATCGTTCATTTGATATTCCCCCATAGCGTTTGTGGTAACACGCTTTAATGCTCCACCCGATCCGTTAAGGGGATCATACGCAAGTAGTTCCACAGCCAACACTTTAAAATCCCTGTCATAGGAATTATTGAGCAAATTCTGCTCCGTGTTCATTTGTTCGTTGTATCCTGTTTTAGTAGGCTGTGCCATAAATTTTAGAGTTTCTTTCTATCTCATCAACAACTCGCCTAAAACTCAAATAGGCGATTAGTTTCTGAACTTTGACAACCATCCTTTCGGTTTTATCGTAGCCAATCTCTTTTTCATACTTTTTAAGAGTTTCTTTAACCGCTTCGGTTGTATTATCAATATCACCCCTTCCAATCTTGTCTTTAAAGTATTGTTCAATTTCATCAATTTCTTTTCCATATACGTTTTTGTCATTCCACCCTTCTTCTATGCCTAGATACTTTGCTATATAGGATTGATCCTTCTCACCCCTATAATTAGTAAAAGGCGGTTCTACATCTATCGTTAGTTGGGTTGTCGCCTCGTGAGATACCTTCGGCATTGGTGCTGTTTCACCCTGAGCCGGTGTATCCATTCCCCTGAAAACTACATCAGTCATTTTTAAACCCTTCTATTCCTGATAAATCAAAATGAAAACTTATTTTTCCAATCCCCATCTTCTCGTGCTTTTTAATGTCCTCATGTATTTGTTTCATATTTTCAGGATTTTTACTAGCTTCTTTGGTTAATTCGCTCCTTGCGTCTTTTAACCAATCGTCCTTTAACTGATCTTTTATTTTATGTTGGGCGGTTGTAATAATCTCTCTCACACCCGGTCTTTTTTCTTTAGCTAAATCCCTCTCTAATCTGTTTAAATCCGGTATTCGTGTTTTATCCATACTTTAGGTTTTTTGACGGGGGAGGGGTATTTCCCCCGTCTAGGTAACTACACCTAAGTTGTATAGCCGTAAGCTATAAACTCCCTGATCCAGTCAGTGTTAAGTATCTTGCATACATAGGCTCCCGCCCATGAAATGTAAGCTATCCTTCCCGTCTGGTTTCCTGAATCAATCTGATCCACGATGTAAAGTTTAGGTTTGTCGCCTTCAAGGTCGAAACAACCAAAAGCGTCTGCTCCGTGAACAAAGGTTGAATATGCAGGATGTGAAGCCTTATCGCCTTGTGACGAAAGTGCATCTATATTCAGAAGGAACCTGACACCGTAAAGCTCTCCAATTTCACCTCTATAAAGGTCTTTAACATCGGAGTATTCCTTTGCGGCTACCCAGGTTGAATCCTGAATTAGTCTGTACTTATTGTAAGGGTCTGTTTTGGCCAAGAAGAACCCGTCGGGGTATCTTTTAGCTTTATTGTTTTCAAGAGTCCTTACCATCAGTGCAATATCGGCTGCATCAAGGGAATCGGAGGTCTTAACAAGAGATAACTTCGCTTTTTCGTTTGCGTACATCGCTGTAGCATCGTCAATTTCCATTCTGACTAAACGATTTAAAGATTCTCCCATGTTTTGACCAACCAACTCGATCTTTTCCTTATCTTTTACGTCAATAGAAGTTAATGACAATAACTTGGAAACTGCGATTGTTGCACCGTATTCTGCCAAGGATGCCTTAACGTTTGTTGCCGTAATAAGAGTGGTCGTTACAGGATTAGCTCCCTCAGACAATGCTGTGGTTGCTAAGGCAAGGGGGGAATATCTTGTAAAGTTCAAAGTTGAACCTACATTATTCTCTCTTGACCTTTTCTGTGCACCTTGATCCAATATGAGTTCGTATTCTGCTCTCGCAAGAAAAACTTTCTCATAGTAGTGCATCATTTCCTGTGTCAGACCGTTTGATCTGTTTTGTGCTGCTGCCATGTATAATCACCTCCTTCTAACCAAGCTCTTTCAAGCGAGGTTAAAAGGATGTAAATCACTTATGAACCCCGCCTAGTACCTTCTCCATCTCTGCTAGAGTCATATCCTCAAATTTCTTTTCCCCTTGAGCAATATGTGTTGGACGGAGAGCGGTTTCGGAAGCCTGCTTAGTAATTGCTTCCTTTTGTTCTCCAACTGTTTTTTCAACTGAGCGCAAATATGGTTTCATCATGTTATCCACGAATTTCTTTACAGAACCCGTAGGATTAGCTCTGACGTAACTTTCTACAGCCGTATAAACGGTGTCGGACAAATCCTTGTCAAAGTTTTCACTTCGGGGATCAAGATGGGAATATTTACCTACGGAGTCTTGAGCTTCTCTGTTAATTCTTTCGAGATTTCTCTCTCTGGCACTTTGAAGGTCAATGTAGGCTTGGGTTTTTCGCCAAATCTCCTCATCCCTAGCACGAATCCGTTTCTCTAGTTCTTCAGGAAAAACTTCGGTTTCACCTGGTTTAAATAAGGGTTCAGGCTCTTCTATCTCTTGTGGTGGTACAAATTGAGTTTCTTGCTCATTTGGCTGTCTGCCAGTTAGTTCCTCCAATCTTTGAGATAAAGATTTAGCCGTTTCCTTATAAACTTCAGCCTCCTCCTTGTATTTATTCTTTTCTTCTGCCAACTCCCGAATACGGTGTTGTGCGCTTCGTTTATCTTCTGCCTCCGGTTCGACTTCCGTTTCAGCCGTCGCTTCTTCGGGTACTACTTCTTCGGTTTTGGATAGATTTGATTCATCGGCTGGCGATTCCGTAATGTTGTTTTCGTCAACATCAGCTTTTAACGCCTCATCTGTTTGATCACTCATTAATGATCACCTCCTTTCCAAGAGCACTGACCAGTTTCGTTGGTCAAGACCTTACGGAGCTTAAATGCTCGGTTGTGGGGGTCTGCCCGTCCCCACAACTCAACATTCAAGCCATTCCTAAACTTTTACGAGTTTTTAAAATTGGCTGTCCTTTTTTACTCTGTCCCACCATCAACTTGTCTTTACCTACCCAGACGGCGTGTTCTATATCACAACCCTTACAGACAAGGTAATATCCCATTTGTCGCCAATCGTGTATTCCTTTCGGGATAAACGTATAACTCGGTTTGTTAAAGTCCAACTCCTCCGATTCCGCTTCAGTCTGTTGTTCCTGTTGCGTTTCGGGCATCTTCGACTTTGCTGATAAATCTTCTAACATATACTTTAGCTATCTCTTTGGCTATCGTTCTTTCCCCGACTTCTTTTGAATCTGCACCGTTCTCAATAGCCTTTTGAACCAGACTATCTAATTCAATACACAATCTATCAGCGTATTCTTTTAAAAACTTCCAGCCCTTAAAACCTCCTATATAAGCTAGAGCCTTATCTTCCTCGGAATGTTCTTTCTTCGGTTCTTCCTTCGGTAAAGATGAGAACTCGTTAAAAAGGTTGTTGGGTTTCAATGCCTGGTTGTCCATAATTTAATCCCTGTTCCATTCCTTCTTGTGGTTGTTGTGGCTGTTCGGGGATGGCACTCATTCCGCCCACTTGGGAGAGAGCAACTTGGAATTTCATGTTAGCGTCATCAACAATATCTTGAGGCTGTTTTTCAACTATTATCTTGTCCCAGTCCTGAATTCCTGAGTTACTTACAATCCGGCTCATCAACTCGCCTATTTTTAACTCTTTGCCTTCAGCTAACAGGGCTTGTTGCATAAATTGATAGGTTTGGGGGTTTCCTACCATTCCCAATAACTGTATTAAATTCTCCTGCTGTGCTTTCTGATCTAATGCGTAGGTAGAACCTGATACTATTTCGTAGTCATATAAAAGAGAGCCTGTTTTACCTTTATTGATTGTTAGTTTTCCTTTGTCAGTATCGTACATTTCTTCAACTTCAGGATAAGCTTTCTTTAAATCTTCAATCTCATCTTCAAACATCCTGATCTGTAATGCACCCGTTTGTTTCTTACCCATTAAATTGACAAACTTCTTCATTACACCTGTTATAAACTGCTCCATGTAGAATCTATCAACATTATCCCTGGCATTTTCTCTTTGGGCTTGCATCTGTAGAGCTTGAGGGGTTTTTCCAAATCCCGGATCGGTGTCTTTATTTATCGCAGTATCACTTGTACCCATCATATTAAGCATCGAGGCTGTTACGGCCTGTTTGACGGCAGCGAATGTATTGGCTCCTTGTGGACTAAGGTTTAAAACATTTGCTCCATTAGCAGCTCCACCGTCTTTCATCAGCCATTTAGCAGCGGCAGCCCATTTAATAGATGATCCGTCTGCAATCTTGTCTTTGTCTATCAGAACCGGGGGGAAGATTGAAACTCTTACTGCGTCTAGGTATAGATTCCATAGCGAGTTATTAAGGTACTGCATGGACTTACCACGCTCCATATCTCCCATAGCCATAAAGTCATCAAGTAGTGGAATGGAGTATTTACTCTCAACAGGCAATTCACCGTTCTCATGAGGATTTTTAATATCTCTTAGCACTCCAGCATCATCAGCAGCGGGTACAAAGTCAACCCACCTATCACCTTCGTACTGGCTAAGGACTTCAAAGTATCCTTTTTTGTCTGCCGGTACTTCACTGTCGTATTCTTCTTCTTCTCTTTTGGTTTTATCATCCTGGCTTCTTTCACCCTTATCACCGGTTCTATCTTTTAACAAGTTGTAAATCTTGCCTGCATTTTTAAAGTCCTTTTGTTCGGATAGTTTTTTAAAGAATGATAATGGCCTCCAAGTCCTTACTATTATGTAATCAGAATCTTTTACGGATACTGCTCCAACTTGAGGAAATACATCCCTTATAGGAATAAGCCATAGATCGGGACCAGTATATCCATCTTTCTTAATATTCCAGTCAATCATGGTAAAGAAATTGCCGTATATATTTGAATAGAGGTCTACCATCCTTAACTTGGTAAGAAAGTCAAATTGTGAGTTAGCATTGGGGACTATATATTTATCTATAACCAAGTTCATCAGTTTAGAAGACAGCTCATCATTTTTAGATATAGCTTTTACTTTACCTACTGGGAGTTGGCTCATTACCCTGGCCGAGCGGTCTAATAACATTGTTGGAAGTATCGGATCGAAGACTTGGGACTTGGCTGTTGCTGAAAGGTCATCCATCAGCACCCCGTGGAATATTGCCTCATACTCAGTCCACTTATCCCTTTTATTGGAGAGGTATCTTTCTGCTGCGTTCTTCCTGTTTAAAATTTGTTGTGCGAGTTCACTCATAAAA